ACATAACTACCCATTGCCTTAGCTGCGTTACCAACGCCGCCAAACATATCTTTGAGTTGGCCACCTTGTTGCAAGAGGACAGTCAAAGGCTTTTGACCGCCTTGCAAGCTTGTGATGATGTCTGTGAACTGCGCAGGAACATTGCGCATCGCTGCTGCTGTTTGATTCGCAGAAATGCCAACGCTTTTTTGAGCCTGTTGAACTTTATCGAGTTGTTCAAGATAAGGCCGCAGAGCATCAACAGGGATTCCGCGCTGATTCGCCAACGTCTCAAAATATTTTGAGCTTGTTTTTGTGCCAGCTTCCATCTGAGCAGTTGTGCGCTGGATTGAATTGATGATGCTCTTTGTTGACTTCTCAACCTTTGATGAGCTTGCATCGCCGCCAGCACCAATGCCTGTGAATCCTTTTTCAACATCTGATAGACCTTGACCAGCTTTTTTACCAGCGCCAACAATGGCATCTGCCATTCTGTTAGCGCCACGTTCAACCTTGATCAATGCTTGATCGGCATTCTCAGTATTGAGTGAAACCTCACCCTGAATTTTATAGTCAGACATTTATTCTTCGCCTCTATTCATTTCTTCAAGTGCCGCTAGTTCCATCGTGAAAATGTCTTCGAACATTTGATTTGCTTCTTCGTCGCTGAGCTTCATTCGGTCGATTCGGTTAAGAACCACCAAATGATTCAAACCAGTGCGACCTTTAAAACCCACATTCCATTGAGTCGAAAGGCTCAAAAAAAACTGGACCGTAGTCCAGTTTTCAGGAAATACTTCAACTATGATTTCTGCTTGAGCTAAAGCAGCAAGAAAAGGGTTCGCCTCTGAAGCCTCAGGCTTTTTCCTGTAAATGGCCTCAGCGACTTGCTTTAGTTTCCCAAGCGCCCCTCAGTGCAGGCCGTGTTGTATGCAGCCATCAAAGCAATAGAAGCCGCTGGCAATTCATCTGCCAACATTTGCAAGGATTCGCGGTTAAGCTCTTGATCAATATCCCAAGCATCTAGCGCCACAAGCAAATGATCTGCATTTTTGTCTTTTGTCTTTTCAAACAAAGCTTCAAAGTTTGGTTTCTCGCTTGGCGTAGCATCTTCACCAGCATCACCAAAGACTTGATTCAAGAACGCGCCAAACTCAGTGCGAGTGCGATATTTGAATGTAGCCATAATCGTTCCTTCTGTGCCATCTGGCATAGGGAATTTCACGGCGAACGGTTTGAAGTTTTTTGGCTTTTTGCCGAGTACAATTTTTGTCATGATTTACTTTCGCAGGATTGAAAAAATGCCTGTGCTTGGCCTGTGCTCCCCGCGAAAGGAAGACACAGGCCAAGTCAGTGCAAAGTAGAGCTTTCGCTCGATTAGTAGGAGATTGAGCGACCGAGGATAGTCAGTGCGCAATCAACAGTGTTGACTTGGTTGTTGTTCAACTTAGGCATTTCTGAAACGTTCAAATAGCCATAGCCGTAAGTAACAGCACCGCCAGAAATCACTTGTTTGAAAGCGACTTTTGACAAGTTGCGCGAGATACCGAGCATTGTGATGTAGTTGGCTTGTGCTGCATCGTGGGCCAAGCTCAATGTCACGGAAGTAGCATTGAAACCTGTTGGAATCTTGATACCGTTGCGCTTAGACAATGGAGCAACATCAGTAAAACGCGCATCACCACCAGAAGCAGAGATTGTCAAAACTTGAGGGATTGAAGTCCAGCCGCTAATTTTTTGCGCTGTGCCAGTGCCAGTGCCAGCAGGATAGAAACTAGTATTAGTAGTGTCTAAGCCTTGAATCGAAAATGAGTTTGCGTCGATTGTAGTTACGCGCCAAACTGTGTCTGTCGCATCTTCCCAACCGGACGTGAGCAAGATCTCATCGCCTGTTGCATAGCCGTGAGCAGTGCTTGTTGCCACCGCTGGATTGGTATTTGTGATTGCTGTGATTGTTTTTGCAGTTGCGAAAGTATTCGCGAATTGCTGCGAAGAGCCTTCAGGGAAATAGTAAGCTATGATAGTTCCTTTCCCAGTGATTTCACTGGATAGTTTGCCCGCAATGGGCGAAAAAAAACCGCCCTTCTTTCGTTAGGCGGCTGCTCTAGAGCCCTTGCGGGCACAAAAGAACCAGATTTCGCTGGCTCCTTAGTATTGAAAATCTTTTTCTATCTACTGCTGTAAATCGAGAACCTTTGGATTGATCCGTAAAGGTTTGAGGTGAAATCTTTTGTTGAAACTGGTTCGCCTTCTGGCGTGCAAGTGAACTGCCCTGCCGCGCATAAAGAATCTTCAATTTGCCGAATCAAGCTGAGTGCCTCAAGCCTTGTTGCAGACCAAACACTCACTTGCATCAGCGTGTTTCGCTTATCGCCTGCCTGGTTGTTCAAGAAGCGCATTGTCTTGCCTCCAACCGACTGCCAAACAACATAAGGCGCTACTGTTCCATCTGGCGCTGTGTCCGGAAACACTCTAGGAGTAACAGTTTTGATTACTGCCGAAAGATCCGTTTCAAATGTCATTTGATAAGCTCAATAAATTTGTTTTTCATCGCTGCCGCTGCATCGTCGCCATGCTCTTTCAGCGCCTTGCCTATGAATGACCGCGCAGGCATCTTCCCTGCTCTAGCGCCGAACTCAACCATGAAGCCATAAGGCGCTTTCGTATGATTCCAACTGATGTGATATGTTGCTTGGTTGTTCCCACTGTTCGATTTTGAATAAACCTGATAAATCGAATTGCGCAAAGTGCCTGGAGTGAATAGATAGCGCTTGCCTGTTTTTTTGTAAGATGTGCCGTAAAAGTAATGAGCCTCAGCACTAACCGGAGCATTGGCCCTTGCTGCCTCGTAAATAACTTGCGCACCAGCTTGCGCCGCTGGCCTTGTTGCTGCCTGAATTTCAATGGCTTTATTTCGGATTGAATCGGCAAATCCTGATGTATCCATTTTGATGTTCATCATTTGACCACCTCACAAACTAGATCAACATATTGGCGCTTGGCTTCATCTGGTAAAACTGCGTTGATTTGATAAGTGATGCCGTGATAAACAACACGCATTGCGGCTGTAATATCTGTGCGGTATCTGATCCGAATGGAGGCTTTCGCCATACTCTGTTCTAGATCCGCTTTCATGTTCTCAACGCCATTCACAAAGCGAATATTTGCCCAGGTATTTGCAAAAGTTGACCAAGTTTCGACGCGCTGCCCTAGAGCATCAACGCCGCCTGTCAAGTTCTGGATTGCGATAGGACGATTGAGAAAGCCAGCATTCATACTGTGTAAACCTTGTAACGGTCCAACATGCGGTCAGCAATGCCGAGCGAATGAGTCTGATTCAATGACTCCAATTCTCTGTTTGCATATAACGCACCAACGCACAATTTAATCCAAGCGATAATCGCAGCAGGAACACTTGCCGCATTTGCATATCCGCAAGAAAAAATCACTTGCACGCTTTCAGGCTGATTGCGCACATCAGGCCATGATTGACCGTAAGCCAGCACAATTGATGCTTGATAGTCACTACCTAAAACAGCTTGATAGATACTTGGATCAAGCGTAGTTAGAACGCCAGATGTATTCACATACTTCACCGAATCCACAGCAGTTACAGTTGGCATTTTCAAAGACAAATCATCAAATGAATCTGTCACTAACTGCCATTTTTGAGGCATGATTGCGCGGCCCATCATCTGTTCTGCGCTTGCCGTTGCTGCGTCGATCAATACTTGAATCAATGAATCTTCAACACCAGCATCAACGCGCAAATGCTCTTGTGCATCCGCTACAGTTAGCGGAGCGAGTGTCGGAGCCGTGTGAAGTCTCAATGCCATTTTTATTCCTTGCTTGATTTTGCGTAAGCAACCGCATCTTTATGCGTATCGAGTGCACCTTGCTCTTGACCCGTCTTTGCATCTTGCTCAGATAGTTCAACTACTTCGCCAGCCAATCCAAAGCTACTATCGCGCAGGCATACCGCTTGAACTAAGCCGTTATCTTGTTTTTTCGTTGCCATGATTTCCCCAAAAGAAAAAAGGAGAGCCGAAGCCCTCCTTTTTCATTAAGTTGCTGAGTTGACGTACACTTTGACAGCTTGAACGTCGAGCAAGTTACCGCCAGAACGCTGCCAGCCGCAGAAGCCAACTTGATTTTTCAACGCAAAGGCTGAATCATCAAAGCGCTTGATTACAGTAGTGTTTGCCACATCGCGGATCGAGTATTTCGATAAATCACCGAATGCGATTGACTTGGCATTTGCCGCCATTACTGCCATATCATCATTGACCACAACAGGGAAGCCAAGCAATGTATCTGGAGTACCTTGAACCAAACTAGTTTCCCAAATTGGTCGGCCTGTTGTGTCTTTCAACTTAGACACAACAGCAATAGACAAGTCATTCAACATGAACTTGGCATTTGAGCGATAAGCGCGATTGACTGAGTGCTTCAAATCGACCAAATCATCATACAAAACTGTCAAAGTTTGGCCAGTCAAGCCAGTCTTGCCAGTTGTTGCGCGAGGAATTACGCCATCTGGTTGTGTCGTGCCAGTGCCAACTGTAAAGTGTGTGTTTTGAATACGCGCAATACGAGTAGCCAAGCGATCAACTACATAAGCCACAACATCAATTGCACTGTCTTGGATCAATTCCAATGGCAAAGCAATTTGATTTGAAGTGTAGTAGAACGGATTCAATGAAACGTTACCGAATACAACGTCAGCAGAGCCAGCAGCAGCATTTTGAGCCACGATTGCGCCAACATCAGCAGTTCCGTCAGAACTTGGGAACGTCAAAGGATTGCCGCCGCTTGTAGTCAAGATTGTTGACACATCGCGCATGCCGCCATAGGCCTTCAAGCGATCAATGACCATATCAGCAACTTGAGCAGGAACAGTAAAACCGCCCTCTGTCGTCGTAGTCGTTGACATAGCATTGCGAATTTGAATTGCTTGCTCTTGCGTCACATTGTTACCAAAGCGCATGTAGAGAGCAACAGCCGCCAAAGCGTCAATTGTCATGCCTTCAGGTTTGCTAGTAGGAGCAGAATTGAAGAAGTTTTCAGCATCCAACTTGCGCTGATCTTCAATTGCTTTCATTTGAGATTTTGCATTGCTGATGTCATTCATGAAGCCATCATGCTTTGCTTGATCTTCCTTAGTCCAAATCTGATCGCCCTTATCGGCTAACAGGTTTTTTGCTTGGCGAGCTAAATTCTCAACTTTCTCGCGCAGTGCTTGGAGATTGTCCATTTTTCGATTTCCCATAAAAAAAGCCACCCGTAGGTGGCCTAGTTGTTGAAGTGACCGACTTCAGGCGGCTTTGCTGCGCGAGAAGCGCTACAAACTTAAAAGCAAATCTAGTTCATTCGTATTGCGCTGAGTAGCGCTGTACTCTTTCGTCTTTTGCTCTACTGGTTCAGGCGCTTTGTTTTCAGGCGCCGAAACTTCTGGCTCTTGTGCTTTTGGTGCATTTTTGTATGCCGCCAAATTCCAAGCATTTGAAGTTCCCTGCTTGCCAGTGACAACCGCATCAATAAAGCCGCTATCAAGCGCCTCTTGTGCGCTCATCCATGTTTCAGCATCCATCATTGCAATGATTTCTTCTGCCGACTTTCCTGTTTTTGCTGTGTAATCACCGACAATTGAAAGCTCGATTTTTTCAAGCAAGTCGGCTGCTTCGCGCATGTCTGCTTTATCGCCATAAGCGAAGCCGTTTGCGTTATGAATCATGAACATCGCGCCTTCTGACATTTCAACGCGATCACAAGCAAGAGCAATGCTTGTTGCAGCACTCGCACAAAGTGAGTCAATGTGGGCCACAGTCTTACCATCGAATCGACGCAAGGCAGCCATGATTGCGCGACCCTCGAACACATCGCCGCCTGGAGAATTGATATATACATGCAGAGTGTCAGCGCCTTGAGCGTTGTTGATTGCCTCTGCAA